AGGAATCTTAGGTACATTACTCGGTGGGGGTGCTGGAGGCTTATCAGGACTTCTAAAACCATTACTCTCAATGATACCAGGTATTGGCCCATTACTCTCTTTCTTACCTTTTGCAAAAGGTGGACTTATTGGAAATAAAATGCCAATTGGATTAGCAAGTGGTGGTGTAATTCCAAGATATGCAAGTGGTGGAATTGCAACTCAGCCAACCTACTTAGTTGGAGAAGGAAAACAAAATGAAGCAGTTGTACCTCTTCCAGATAATAGAAGTATACCAGTAAACTTAGGCAAAGGTGCAGGGTCTACAAATAACACAAGTATTAATGTAAATATTGATGGCTCAGGAGCAAGTGCTGATGTAACAGCAGATGGTGGTGCAAAACTTGCCGAAGCAATCAACGCCTCTGTAATGGCAACAATCATAAAAGAGCAAGCACCAGGCGGAATACTAAACCCAACAGGATAAGATTATGGCACTAGGATTTGATGTAGGTGGAACACTTGGAGTTGTAAATCCAGATAGAGGATTTACACAAAGTAATGAAACTGTAGTATTTAGAGCAGAGTTCGGTGACGGCTATGAACAAAGAGTAGCAAACGGTATAAATAATATAAAACAAAAGTTTGAAATGGCATTTGTAAATCGACCAAAAGACGAAATAGATGATATTGTTGACTTCTTTGCAGGAAAGAACGGAGCAACAGCATTTAATTATACATTTGCAAATACAAACGAAAGTGGAAACGAAGAAACAGTAAAAGTAGTAGTAGAAAGTTGGAATCAGACTTGGAAGTATGATGACTATTATGATTTAAAAGCAACATTTAGGAGAGTTTACGAAGCATAATGGCAGAAAAGATATTAGTAAAAGATTTACAAAAGCTAGACCCAGCATCAGAACTAGTACAACTTTTTGAAATTGAATATGCTAAAAATAATTATGTGTATGTAATGTCAGGACTTGACTCTGATTTGACAAGTGTTCAAATGAGAGACTATAGTAATAACGCAACTGTTAGAACTTATACTGCTATACCAATTAAAGCAGAAGGGTTTGAAACAAAAAATGATGGAGCACAACCAAAGCCCACACTAGCAATTGCAAATGCAACAACAGCATTTAGTGGTGCGATTGGTACTACTAATTATGAAAGTTTAGTTGGACTTAAAATTATTCGCAGACTTACTCTAAAGAAATATCTATATGGAGAAAGCGGAGACGCAAGTCCACCAGTAGAATACCCTAGACAAGTATGGTATGTTGATAGAATTAAATCAAGAAATAAAGTACAAATTACTTTAGAACTTGCTTCACCTTTTGATTTGAGTGGAATACAACTACCTGGTCGTTCTATTGTGGCGAACAGATGTCCTTTTATGTATCAGGGCGCAAGTGACCATTTACCAGAGTATAAAAAAGTACAGAGTGGGTGTACTTGGAATGTAGATAACAAAAGAAAAATCTCTTACAGTAACTATGACGGTGGAACAGAATATACCATTTATGCAAATGTAGACGATGAGTATATTATTGATGAAAGTATTGTAAGTGCATTAACTCCATCTTCTACTCCAGCAAGTATTACAATAGATGAGTATTACAAAACACAAGTAAGTACAACTCGATTTAATGCAAACGGAACAACAAGTAGTGTTACAAAAAACTTATACTGGCAAGCTACGGCAACATCAGCAAGTCCAGGAACAATAAGTGTAAGTAATAGTAACTTTAAACCAGTGAGAGTGTACAATGCATACTCACATGGTACAGAATATTTTACATATTCAGATGATAGATATAACGATTATGTAACTTTTACTGACAATGTATCAACTAGTGAAACTTACAACTATACTCTTATGTGGAAAGCAGTAAAACCTTCACAAAGTGTAAAACCTGATTTTGGAGTTTACTGGCAGAGAGGAGATACTTGTAGTAAAAGTTTAGATGGATGTAAATTGAGATTTGGATTTCAACCAAAAGATTCCGCAAACTCTAGTACAACAGGAAAAGCAAAAACAAATACGGGAGCTGACTTACCATTTGGTGGTTTCCCAGCAGCAAAGGCATTCTCGTGATCGAGGATATTTTTGCCCATGCAGAATCAGCTGCGCCTGGTGAATGTTGTGGACTTGTTATACAGGATAAAAACGGAGAAAAATATATTCCGAGTGAAAATCTCCACGAAGACAATTCGCAGTTTAAAATTGACCCAAAGTTGTTCATTCATCATCAATTAAAATCAAATATAAAATATGTTGTCCATAGTCACTACGACTCGGATTGTCGCCCAAGTGAGTATGACATAGATAACTGTAATGCGGTAGGTATTCCATATTTAATTGTTTCCTACCCACAAAAAGAGGTATTTATACTAGAACCAACATGAAAAGAAAGATAATATTATTAGGTAGAATGGGAGAACTCTTTGGAAAAGAGCATAATCTCGTATGTAAAAATGTGCATGAAGCAATGCATGCTATCGATCAACTTAAGGGAGGCTTAAGAAAATATTTACTAGACTGTACTGATAAAGGTATAGAGTTTCATGTGGCAAAAGGAGACGAACTTCTTGAATACGATAATCTACATTCAGACTTAGGAGAAAACGATTTAATTATCACACCTTTACCACAAGGTGCAGACTTTCTTAAAACAATTATTGGTATTGCACTTATAGTTCTTGGAGCAGTAACTTTTGGAGCAACAACAGCTATTGGTGTAGCACTTATAGTTGGAGGAGGTTTACTTGCACTGAAAGGAATTGTAGATATGCTTACTCCAGAAATGCCCGATGATTCTTCGGATGAATCAAACTTATTTAAAGGGCCGATTAATAATGCAAAAGTAGGCATACCTGTGCCTCTAGCCTATGGAAAACTAGAAGTAGGTGGCGCACCTATAAACTTTGGATTTACTGATGCAAAAATAACTTCCGCACCTGGATTTACTTTTGGTAAAAAAGACGGAATAGGAGGAAGTTACTCTGGCGGCGGAGGCGGCGGCGGAGGCGGCGGCGGTGGTGGTGGCGGCCGCGAAAGAGATTCAATGAAGTTTACGGAGCAAGCATAATGGCAGGAGTTACAAGATATAATAAATTAACAAAGTCCACTAGACATCAGACTGCTGTTATATATGATGCTATATCAGAAGGCCCAATAGAAGGATTAGTTAATGGGCCAAATAGTATTGTAATAGACGGAAACCCTGCGGCTTCTCAAAATGTTTCTACTTACTATCAAATGTTTAGATCACCCAATGCTTCTTATGTAGCTACTACAGGAGTTATTACAGATATTGGTGGTGGAAATATATTTGAAGATATTACTACAACACAAGGAGAAAGATACGCTTCAGTTATTGCAGGTAAAAAGCGAGCAACAGACTGTAGCACAACAGCAGGTTCACGAATTGTTACTACATCAACAGCATTTTTTGCTGATACTGACATATATGATGAAACAGTACCTCTTAATCAGTTTATTAGAATTGAAGGAGCAGGTGTAGCAAATGGCGAATATGCAGGACAAATTGTACAATATATAAATACTACAGCAGTAAGAGTAGACTCTCCACCTGCTAAAACAGTATCATCTGCAAATGTTTCTATAGACTTAGTAGATAAAGTTGCAAGTTACTCTGGAAATACATGTACTTTAGAAACAGGTGGTGGAATCAATACAAATCCAACTGCAGTTTTACTATCTCCACCAGCTGTAGCCGCAGGAGAGCCTTTAAAGTATAACTTTAATAACTTTGGATGGGCATTTAGACCAGGTGAAAGAGACCAATCTTATTTATCAGCACCTTCTGGAGTTGGAAGTGCTTCTTCAGCACATTCAATAAATGAAGCTCTTGATCAAACAGACCTACGCTCTATCGGGCAGCCTACAAACTCAGCTTTAGGAATTGATACTGATATTTCTCCGAATAGAAATGGAGAAACAGGTATTTCTAGAGTTGCATCTACAGGTATGAATATTGCGGATCCAGGTGAAATTGATTTTATTCGTATTACTTTAAACCATGCCTCTATGATTTCTACAAAAGAAAATGGTAAAACAGGTGCTGGATTTGCTGAGTATAGAATAGTATTTTCATACAAAACAGATTCAACTGATGATTTTTCAAACAATCAAAAAGTAGTTTTTGGTAGAGCAACTTTATCTAGTAGTACAAGTGCTTATCATGCAAATACTCGTGTAAAATCTGGAAGTACTGGAATTATAGATGGAAAGATACAAGCACCTTTTAATAGTATTTTTAGTTTTGATATTTCAAAATATCAACCATTTACTGACTACAAAATAGAAATACAAAGAGTATCTCCAGTTAATCAAAAAGAAAATAAATGGCAACAGACAAACCAAGGTAGTGTTGTTTCAATCGAAAACATTATTACAGATAAATTAACTTATCCTTATACTGCATATGCAGGAGTTGTTGTTGACGCAGAAGACTTCGATGATATTCCAGAAAGAGCTTATGAAGTAAGAGGACTTCGTGTAAAAGTTCCTACTAATTATTTTCCACTAGAAGAATTACATGACTCTACAGGAGTAAGAAGAACGGCTGCAGCTTATACTAGAAATGTAACTACTGGTGTAGATACAGGATCAGAAGTAGACTGGGATGGTAACTTTAGAGGAGACCAAAAAACATTTGATGCTACCTCTGCAAACTATGAACCTGTTTATTGTAACAACCCTGTATGGATATTTATGGATTTAGTTTCAAATCCAAGATATGGACTTGGTAAGTATGTAGACCCAGATTTTGACTTTACACAAATCGACAAATATACATTATACAATCTAGCAAAATATTGTGACGAACTTGTACCAAATGGAAAAGGCAGCACAGAGCCTAGATTTACATGTAATTTGTATATTCAAAAAGGTCAAGACGCTTTAAGACTACTCAAAGATTTAACCACTATGATTCGTGGTATGTTACTTTGGCATAACGGTCAAATAAGTTTAAACTCAAACAGAGAGAAAGGGCCAATCTATACTTTTGGTAAATCAAATGTAATTGATGGAACATTTGAGTACTCAGGAACTTCAAAAAGATTTAGAACAAATGAAGTAAAAGTTACTTGGAATGACCCTGAGAATAGATACAAACAAGCAGTAGAAATTGTTACAGACGATAACAATATAGCAGAGACAGGAAGAGTTGTAACAAAAGATATTCCAGCACTTGGATGTACTTCACAAGGTCAAGCACAAAGACTTGGTAGATGGCATTTACTTACTGAAAAATTAGAAAAAGAAGTTGTAACATTTAAAACAGGTATAAATGGTGGTGCACTTGTAGCGGGTGATGTAGTTTTAATTCAAGACGCTGATAATGACAGTGTTCAATTTAGTGGGCGTATATCTAGTGCAAAAGCTTCTACTACTACTGTAATTGAAACAGATAGAGCAATTTCTTTAAATGGCACAGATAATTTTGACTTACATTTAATCTTTCCAAAAGGCGGTGCTTATTTAGGACAACCAACAGCAACTATAAATGGAAGTTCTTATAGTGTCGGAGATTTAATACTAGAACACGCAAACGGTACTGCTATCTCAACTCAATCTTCTGCATCTCAATTAAAAGATGATGCAGGCGCACTTGTACAAGTTATTTGGTCAGAGGATCAAAGAATCGAAACAAAACCAATCTCATCATATAACTCATCAAATATTACAGTATCTAGCGCATTTAGTGAAGCTCCAAATAGTGAAGTTATATATGCAATTACAGGACAAACAGCACAGGGAGCAGATGTAACAGGAAGTGCAAAAGAATATATAATTACTCGAATTAAAGAAAATACAAAGGATATGACCTTTGAAATTACAGCAGCTGAATATGATGTAGATAAGTTTTCACAGATAGACAGAGGGTGGGTAATACCAGATATACCATCTGTAATGCGTCCTCCAAAAAGAACAGAAATTGTACCTGTTCCACAGAATGTGACAGTAGCTATTGTACCAGATGATGAAGGTGGGGACAACACAGATGTAGAAGATGCAACAACAAAATACAAAGCATTAGTACAATGGATTCCACCAAAATCAATAAGAACAGACCAAGATGGAAATGCACTAGATGATATTTATGAGCATTTAGCAGGATTTGATTTAGAGCATGATGTTCCACAATCAGATAAAGTAAAAAATAATATTGGATTTACTAGAGAAGAGATTAGATCTAGAGGGCAGAATAGCTTTTCTATACGAAATGTTCCAACAGGAGATGAGTATAGAGTTCGTGTAAGAACAGTAAATACACAAGGATATACTTCAGAGTTTATTCAGGCGAAGTTTACTTTTTCTCCACAGGATATGGCAGTACCTACTTCAAATGTAGTTGGAGCAGGAATTAACCAAGTAATTGCAAGAGGTGGTACACTATCAACAGGAATGAGTATAAACGCCTCTACAGGTACAGTAAGTTTTGATTCTTCAACTTATACTTTCCAACCACCAACAGGTGTAGATGCAGTTTCTATAACAAGTGGAAATACTAATTTTACAGAGCAATCATTCAGTAGTTTAGAAGATGGTCAAACAGGATATTTATTATTTGACTACGATGGCAACTTAGCAAGGGGAACAACAAGAACAGACCCTCTAAGATCAATCGTATTAGGAACAGATAATGTAGCAGCCTCTAACACAAGTAATGTACCATATTATTTTAGTTTCTTTGAGAGACTTGGACAACCAAATAACGATTTAACACAAGCAAATGGTACTTTTAGTTTAAGCCAATATTCTTCAAATGTAACAGGTAGCTCTACAACTTTTGAATCAGACTATCAAGCAGGAGATATAATAATTTTTGATGATGCAGGTGCTTCTCGATTCTGGACAAGAGTTGCTCATGTAGAAAGTAATACTTCAATGACTGTTGTAAGTGGCTCCGATAGAAGCTACTCTAGTGCAAATCTATTTAGACAAACTCTTCGATTTGATAGACAAAAAGATTCAATTATTGCTTCAGTTACAAATACAAGTGGTACATTTACTTTAATTAACTTTGCAAGTGGAGAAAAAGGTGCAGACGGAGCAGATGGAGCAGATGGAGCCGATGGAGCAGATGGAGCCGATGGAGCTGATGGAGCAGCAGGAGTAGACGCATATAGTGTAATTTTTACTAATGAATCACATGCTTTTGATGCAAACAGTAGTGGTACTATTAGCGATTTTACAACTTTTAGCTCAAGTCCAACTGTATTCAAAGGAAGTCAAGTATATAGCTATGATGAAAGTTCTCCTTATACTGCAAATAGTTTCAGATATGGAACCAGAACAGATGTAAATGTAAGTTCAGCTGTATCAGCAAGTGGAGTAGTTTCTTTAAACTCAAACTCAGCAATTGGAAGTGGCTCAACAAAAACAGGATCTGTTACAATTCCAATTATAGATAATGATGGCGGCGCAACAGTTGCTACAAAAACACTTGTTTTTGTAAAAGTAAACGCGGGAGCTGATGGGTCAAGCGGTGTTAGAGGCTCAGGAATATTTACTTTTGAAGAGTCAACAACTACAGAAATAAGTGCAGCACAGGCAGTAAACTTTGCAGGAACATTAAATAATACATCGGCAATTGCAGTTGCAAATGCAGTTATACAATCCTCAGATGATGGATTCTTAAGACCAAATGATAGAATAACAGTTACAGATAATTCAGCAGATTCTGCTGGAACAAGAATATACAATGGATCAGCAGTATCAGCTGCAGGTTCAGTAACAGCGGCAAACTTTAGTGCCTTAGTAACAGAAACTTTTGATGGTTCAGTTATCGTAGAAGGTACACTAGCTGCAAATAGATTAAGTGCAAATACCACATTTACAAATAGAGCAAATATAGCAAATACAATTCAACTTGGAACAAGTGGAGATAATGGTAAGTTTGTAACAGCAAATAAAACAACATTTGCAGATGGAGACTTAGGAGTATACTTTGATGGTTCTGGTAATGTAAATATAGGACAAGATTCAGGGAATAAGTTTATTAAGTTTTATAGTGCAAATGGAACATTAGCTATAGGACAATCAGTACAAATTGGTGCCACTGCAGCTTCTACAATAGAATCAGGTGCAGCTTCAGGAGCAACTGCAGCTCAGCCAGGTGATAATATTAGTGGATTTACTAATGATAGTGGTTACCAAGATAATGACGATGATAAAACCGGGGGTACAGTAGGTGGTTGGACAATTACTCAGTATCACTTAGCAGGTGGAGCCATAGTTGGAAACTATACAGCAGGTACATCAACTTCAGGAAATGGAACATATTTAACAACCGGAGGATTATTACTAGGATCAGATGGATTTATTTCAGCAAACCAATTTTATTTAGACACAAATGGTAATGCTGGATTCAAAGGAACAATAGCAATTGGATCAATTACAGGAGCAGGTGGAGCTACTTCAGACTCAGTAAATAATGCGGCAAGTGATGCAGCTAATGCAGCTAGTGATGCAGCTAATGCTCATACTACAGCAAATAGTGCAAACAGTCAAGCAAATGGAACTACTGCCTCTTCTCCAAATCAAACTGGAGGAGCTGTAGCAGGATGGTCAATTAATGCATCTGCAATATCAAGTGCAAATATTGTAATTGATTCAACTAATCAAAGGATTTTAATTTCAGACTAATGGCAAATAGAGTAATACTAGGAAAAATAGGCGCAACGGATTTTGGACTTCAAGTATCTCAACCAGGAGATAATGTATTAAGTCCTACAGAGCCTTTAATCTTTGATTCTACTTCTGTAAGAAGTGGAATGACTTATGCGGGAGGCAGTGCTGCCTCTACTACAGGAATAAACTGGTCATCTACAAAAGGAACTCTTGGATATATACCTTTGTGTATTTCAATGGATGATAAAAAAGGAACTATTGAAAGTTATGATATTAGTGCAGAAGAAGAAAGATACCAAGAAAGAGCAGGAATGCACGAAGTAACAACAACGAATATAAATCCAATAAAGTTTGAAGAGTTTGTAGATAGTGGCCAAGGTGGAGGTGGAGGTGCAGGAGTAAGTAGAACTGCAACTAATTTCAAGTTTATTGTATTACGCATACCTTGTCAGTATGGCAAAATGAACGACGCAACTTTATGGACTTAACATGGCAAATCGACTTATAGTAGGAAAAAGTACAAATACAAATCTTGGACATTCAGGAGGAAAGTTTGGTTTATATATTTCTCGACCAGGAGATGACATAACAACTTGTACAGCAGACCAACTTATATTTAATACGGATAATCTTGGGTCTGTTTCAGGAGCAATTGATATAGGACAGTTTCAGATAGTACCTATTGCTGGAGGTACAAATGCTTCTACAAATGTTACAGTTGCAAGTGGTTCTACAGCTGCAATAAGTATTGAAAATCTAGGAACAGGAAATCTTTTATATACTGATTTTGAAGGAACATTTGTGTTTGAAGGCAATTTTGAACAAACACTAAATGGTGATTATACAGGAACTACAAGTGGAACAATAAGTAATACAGGAGATACTTCTGTAACTGCAACGGTATCAGTTATTAAAGGTTTTTCAACAGCAGCACTTTTTTAATTATGGCAAATAGAGTAATAGTAGGAAAAAGAGGAACTTCAGATTTTGGTGTTTTTGTTTCTCAAAATGGAGTAGATGTTACTGATACAAGTAATACAACTCCTTTAGCTTTTGATTCTCGTGCTGTTCGTGGTTTAGTAATTCATGCAAAAGGAGAGGGCTCAATCGCACCCTATGCTACTAATGATAATTCAGGGCTAGATAATCCGACAACAGCAACTATATCTCATAGCTTAGGATATGTACCTTTGTATGCAGTAAGATGGTGTTATGCAAGTGATTTAACTAGCGGTGTTGCAAATAGAATGTATTCTCCTAGTCATGCAAGAAATAATAATTATGGCTATGATTTAATTGAAGAAGAAGAATCTACATGGGATGAAATATCTACAATGGGAGTAACTACATCAATGAGTACCACTCAACTTACTATTTATAATCATGAGTTTGGACACAATGTTGAAGTTGGAGATGATGCAGCAGGTACGGCACCAGATGAAGAGTTTGGTACAAATAAACAAACAATATATTACGCATATGTAATTTTTAAAGCAAAAGATTTTACAGGAGGATTAGGGCTATGAGCACCTATCATATATTTTACGATTCAAATAAAAATATTAAATGGGCTGCAGACGCTCCCGTTACACAAGATATAATTGATTCACAAGCAGCATTAGGATTATCATATTTATCTCTTGATTTAGAGCAAATACCTGCGTGTGACCATTTTTATGTAAATGATAATGAAGATAATATAGTCGGATATCATTCATTTAATTTAACTTTTTCTGCAACTACTATAGATATAGATGGAGTAGTTACAGTTACAGGGTGTCCAGCAGGGACAGAAGTATTTTTAAATAGAGTATCACAAGGTACATACGAAAGCGGAGATTTAACTTTTACAGGAACAATGGCAGGACGCCATATACTACAATTTAAAAAAGATAAATATTATTCAGCGGGGCAAAATATAATAGTAAACAGGAGATTAGCATGAATATAGATTTAGAAACAGCAAATGCAACTTACTCTGATAAAAGACAAAAATATTATCCAACCTTAGGAACTCAGCTTGATTTACTTTGGCACGCCATAGATGACGGAGTATTTGGGGATAATGCAAAATTAACCTCTTTTTATACAGAGCTAAAAGCAGTCAAGGACAAGTATCCTAAATCGTAGGGTAAAGAAAACCCCCCGCAAAAATAGTTCTTGACACCACCTCAAGTTTTTGATATAATTATTGCATATAGGAGTATTTTATGGCAGCTGGGAATTATGACATAGTTATCGATCAGGGCGCAGATTTTGCACTCTCGATTACTATTGCACAAGACGGAAGCGCACTCAACTTAAGTACACATACAGCTTCAGCTCAACTTCGACCAACCCCTTCCTCAAATACTCTTACAGCAACATTCACCTGTACAATAACAGATGCTGCAAATGGTGTATTACAAATGAAACTTGGATATGCAACAACAGCGAATATTGAAGCAGGAAAATACTACTATGATTTAGAACTATATAACTCTAGTGCGAATACAATGACTAGACTGATACAGGGTGTAGCAAGAGTTACACAAAATGTGACACGCTAATGGCAACAACGATAACTATTACTCCTAATAATACAACCCTTAATGCTACGGCACAAACTACAACCCTGACAATTTCTTCTGCTGTCGGAGGAGATGTATCAGATGCTGCAGGTATTAGTTTTAATAACCCTGTCGGTACTCTAGGAAATGAAACCACTGTAGAAGGCGCACTTAATTTTTTAGCAAATCAATTTTATGTTGCAACAACAGCTCCCACTGCGGGTACAACAGATTTAGCAGAGGGAGATTTATTTTATGACACTGATGATAATCAGTTAAAAGTTTATCGAGATGTCGATGGAACAGCGACATTTGTTCCGATAATGATCGGGAACGATTCAGCAAACTCAGACACGATAGACGCAGGAGCTTTTTAATAGCTCAATAGGAATATAACATGGCACAAACGATTAAAATTAAAAGAAGTAGCAGTTCCGCCTCGCCAACTTCACTAAGTGCTGGTGAATTAGCGTATTCTTCTAATTCGCAGAAGCTATTTATTGGAGCTCCAAGTGATGGAACAGTTACAACCATAGGTGGTGACTTATATGTCGCTATGTTGGATCACACTGCTGGTACACTTACCGCAAGTTCTGCAATTGTTGTAGATGCTTCTAGTAAAGTAGACCAGCTAAAGACTGGTAATATAGTTTTAACTGGATCTTCAGATACTATTTCTACATCATCTGGTGATTTAAATATCGCACCAACTGCAAACTTAGTGATTACACATGGAGGCAGTATCGATGTAGATGCACAAGCCACAGATTTATTAATTGCTGACAATGAAGCAGCATCTTTTGTAATTAAGGAAGGTACAACTCCTTATTTAACATTTATTACAACTAACGGCTCAGAATCCATTAATGTGGGTACTATGTCTCTAAATACAGGCGGAACTTTAGAGGTAACAAGTACAGCAAATATTGGAAGTAACTTAGGAGTTGTTGGAAATATTACTGTAAACACAGATAAGTTTACAGTTTCATCAGGAGAAGGTAATACTAGCATTTCAGGTACATTAGGAGTAACTAATGCTGCAACTTTCTCATCTACTGTAGGTATAACAGGAGCATTAACAGCAAACGGTGCTGTAACTTTAGGAAATGCTTCTACAGACACAATAACTATCAGTGGTAACTCAACATTTGGAAATACAGTTGACTTTAGCGCAGGATTTAATGTCGCTTCAACTAATACCATTGATATGGGTGGTAATAGAGTACGAAATATAGGTACTCCTAGCCAATCAACAGACGCAACAACAAAAGCATATGTAGATAGCGTAAAACAAGCACTTGATATCAAAGATTCAGTTAAAGTAGCAACTACTGCTGATTTATCTGCAACTTATGATAATGGAACAAGTGGCGATGGCGCAACTCTTACTGCCGATTCTAATGGTGCAATCTCAGTTGATAATGTTTCATTATCTTCAGGAGATAGAGTACTTGTTAAAGACCAATCAACATCAACTGAAAACGGTATTTACTCTGTAACAACTGTTGGTGATGCTTCAACAGCATTTGTACTTACTAGAACAGGTGATGCTAATTCAAGTGCAGATGTAACTGGCGGATTATTTACATTTGTTGAAGCTGGTGATACTAATGCTGATAATGGTTTTGTATTAACTAGCGTAACAGGTTCTGCAACACTTGGTACAGATAACTTAGTATTTACACAGTTCTCAGGAGCTGGTAGTGTTACTGCAGGAGACGGTTTAGCAAAATCAGGAAACACACTTTCAGTTAATGTAGATGACGCAACAATTGAAATCAACTCAGACACATTAAGAATTAAAGGTATCGGCTCAGTTTCAGAAGGCGATTTACTCTATGGAGCAAATGGCGGTGGCTCATACACTAGATTAGCTATCGGAGCATATGACTCAACCAACTCAGTAGGACAAGTACTACAAGTTGGCAATAACGGAACAATAACTTGGACAAATACATTAGACGGAGGTACATTCTAATATGGCGCATGTGATTAAGCCAAAGAGGTCAGAAACTAGCGGTTCAGTACCAGCGTCTGAAGACTTGCAAACACATGAAATCGCTATGAATGTAGCAGACGGAAAGATTTATACAAAAGCAGCAAATGGTAGTATAGTAGAGGTTGGCTCGACAGGAGGACAGACTGAAGAAGATGTACTAGCACTTGCCATCGCACTAGGATAATAATATGGCATCATCATTTAAAACAGCAACTTTACCAAATGCAAATACATCTTTGCAGACGGTTTATACTTGCCCAGTTTCTACCACTGCAACAATAATTGGATTATATTTATGTAATCAAAGTGGTGGTTCAGTAGAGGCAAATGTAGAGTTTTATGACAGTAGCTCTGGAAATCATGTAGGGTTAACTTCAAGAGCTCCTATACCAAGTGGAACAACAATAGCTGTGGTTGGTGGCGATGCCAAAGTAGTATTAGAGGCTGGCGATGCAATCAAGGTACAGAGTAATGTAGTCGATAGTATCGATGTGACTCTGTCATATTTGGAGCAAACATAATGGCACTCATAGGTAAACAAAACGCTTTAGTCTCTGTATTAGAGGCAAATGCAGTTGGAACTACGGAAATTGTAAGTAATTCCATTACTGCAAGTGAGATAGCAGCAAATGCTGTTGGTAGTTCAGAAATTGCCGCAAATGCTGTTGGCTCATCAGAATTAGCAACCAATTCAGTTGGTACAGCACAGTTACAAGCATCTGCTATTACAGCAGTAGCAGATAACTCAATAGATTCAGCAGCTCTAGCTGCAAACTCAGTTGATTCCAGTGAATTAGTAAGCGGATCAATTGATACAATTCATATCGGTTCAGGACAAGTTACAACAGCGAAGATAGCAGCAAACGCAGTCACTTCAGCTGAAATAGCTTCTAACTCAATTGGTAGCACAGAAATAGCAGCAAATGCAGTTGGTGCATCAGAATTAGCACAAAACTCTATCGGAGCAATTCATTTGCCTGGTGGATTAAGTGCAATAATTACTTCAGATCACATAGCAAATAACTCAATAGATTCAGCAGAACTTGTTAGTGGTAGTATAGATACTATTCATATTGGAGACTTACAAGTAACAACAGGAAAAATAGCTGCTGATGCAGTAGATGGCACAAAAATTGCAGATGACTCTATAGATTCAGAACATATAGCGGCAGGAGCAATTGATACAGAACATTTAGGAGCTGCCCAAGTAACTTCAGCAAAAATAGCAGCAAATACTATTGCAACAGGAAATATTGCAGATAACGCAGTAGATGGAACAAAGATAGCATCAAATAGTATTCAAGCTCGACATATAGGAACAGCTGTAGTTACAGCAGATGAATTAGCATCAAACTCAGTAGATAGTGCAGAATTAGTAAGTGGCTCAATAGATGCAATACATTTAGCAACAGATTCTGTGACAGCAGACAAAATAGCCGCTAACTCAGTAGATAGCGCAGAATTAGTAACAGGTAGTATAGATACTATTCATATTGGAGACTTACAAGTAACCGAAGGCAAATTAGCAGCTAATTCTGTAACTTCCGCAAAAATAGTAAGTGGAACAATCGTAACCGCAGACTTAGCAGATAATTCAATAACTACTGCTAAAATTACTGCAAATAATGTAACAGCAGAAAGCATTGCTGGAAATGCAGTAACAGCTACACAAATAGCAGCAAATGCTGTAAGCACAAGTGAACTAGCTTCAGATGCATTGAGTGGGCAAACATTCTCAGGTAATGTAACATTATCTGGAAACTTAACTGTGAACGGAACAACTACAACAGTTAACTCAACTACAACAACAATTGCCGACCCATTAATGGAACTCGGTACAGGAACAACAGGAACTCCATCAAATGATGCAGGTATCGTCATAGAAAGAGGCGATTCAAATAATGCGTTTATTGGATTTGATGAAAGTGTTGATAAGTTTACTATGGGTACAGGTACATTTACAGGTGCTTCAACAGGAGACTTAACTGTAACAACTGGAACAGTTGTAGTAAATGTAGAAGGTGATGTTACTGGTAACTTAACAGGTAATGCAGATACAGCTACAGCTTTAGAAACCGCAAGAGCATTTTCTTTGACAGGAGATGTAACAGCTTCAGGTGTAAACTTTGATGGAACAGGCGCAGTTGCTCTTTCAACATCACTTGCTGCAAATACTGTAGATAGTGCAGAATTAGTAACAGGCTCTATTGATGCAAATCATATTGCAGATAATGCAGTAACAACAAATAAAATAGCAACAGATTCTGTAGGCTCGGCAGCTATTGTAGCAAACGCAGTTACAGCTTCTGAACTAGCAGGAAACTCTGTAACAGCAACACAAATCGCAATAGGAGCAGTAGGCTCATCAGAACTTGCAGATAACTCAGTAGATAGTGCAGAATTAGTAACAGGTTCTATTGATGCAATTCATATTGCAGATAATGCTGTTACTTCAGCAAAAATTGCTCTTAACACTATCACAGCAAGTGAACTTGCAACAGATGCAGTCACTTCTGTACATATTGCAGATAATGCTATTAATAGTGTAAACTTTATTACAAGTGGATTAATCACAGCAGATTTATTAGCAGCAAACTCAGTAGACTCAGCAGAATTAGTAACAGGTTCTATTGATGCAATTCATTTAGCAACAGATTCAGTCATAGAAGCAAAAATCCAAGCAAATGCAGTAACAGCCACTAAGATAGCAGGCAATGCTGTTGGGTCAAGTGAAATAGCAGCAAACGCTGTGGGTTCAAGTGAAATAGCAGGAAATGCTGTAACTTCTACACAATTATCAAGTGCTGGATTATCAGGCAAAACAATGTCTGGTACAGTTACTTTCTCAGGAAATGTAAACTTAGGTGATGATACTTCTGATATTACAAATATTCAGAAACTAGGTATTCAAGATTCAGCACCAGTTCAGAAACTTCACATAGATGAAGTAGCTGGTATGGATGTAGGTACAGGAAGTTCATCTTCAACAACACAATTTGCATTGGACTCTTTTGCAGCAGCTACATTTAGAACTGCTAAATATATAGTACAAGTTCATAACTCAACTGATGGTGATTATCAAGTATTAGAGATATTATTATTCCATGATGGTACAACAGTTTACCTAACACAGTACGCTTCTATATTTGATAATGTTGCACAGGCAACATTTGACGCAGATGTAAATGCAGGGAATATAAGATTATTAGTAACTCCAGAGACAACTGATACAATGAGTTACAAGTTTATTAGAACAACAATAGAGGTATAATATGGGACAGAAACTAAACTTTAACATCGAAGACGCTGGTCTATCCGTAGATGGAACAGAGAGTATTGATTCAAGTAGAGGAATGGCGAGTGTAACTATCTCTGCCGATAAGATCGATAGTGGAACAATTTCTTCTTCTCGACTTCCTTATACTATCACTACCACTGCGCCAGTAAGCGTAGGTAGCACTAGTAGTGGTCATATATGGTTTGTGTATTCGAGTTAAGATATGGCAATATATATCAATGACAGCGGTACTCTTCGTAATATCGACTTTCTTGCTATCAATGATAGCGGAACACTTCGTCGTGTTAATGAAGTATATGTAAATGATAATGGCGCTCTAGCAGGGCCATTTGAAATCGTTTATGTCACTGATAGAAATACTAATACTCAAACTACCTATATTTCTGGTACACAAGAAACATCTTTCAATACAACAACAATTTTTAATACTACCAGAGATACTATCTCTACATTTAATACTTCTAGAGTTTCTACATACAATACAAGTAGAACTACAGAAACAACTAGAGAAACTGTTACAACTTTTAATACTACTCAAAGTACAGTTACCACTTTCTTAACTACAACTACATTTAATACAACAATTACAACAACAACTGGATTTGGTACAGTAACTACATTTAATACAACTCTTACAACTACAACAGAGTTTACAACAACAACAACTTTTGAGACAAGTAGAACAACAACATATAATACAACTAGAGAAACTACTACTGCTTATGATACAACTACAGCTTATACAACTTATTATGACACAGTAATTGAAACATCTAGAAGTACAGGCTTTACAAACAGTACAAATACAAGTAGAGCTACAGTAACTGCATTTTCGGCGTCTACAGCATTTACAAACTCTACGAATACAACTAGAGCTACAGTAACTGCATTTAGCGCTAGTACCTCATTTGTTACTACCTTTGCTGCAAATACAGGATTCACAAACTCTACGAATACAACTAGAGCTACAGTAACTGCATTTAGCGCTAGTACCTCATTTGTTACTACCTTTGCTGCAAATACAGGATTCACAAACTCTACAAATACTTCAAGAGGTACAAATACTTCCGTAAGTACAACAAGAAATACAAATACTTCAAGAGGTACAAATACTTCCGTAAGTACAACAAGAAATACAAATACAACTAGAACAACTACATTTGGTGTAAACACATCATTTACAAACTCTACAAATACTGCTAGAAATACAGGACTAGATGCAGTAAACACAAATACATCTAGATCAACAAATACAGCTAGAAATACAGGACTACCTGCAGTAAACACAAATACTTCAAGATCAACAAATACTTCTAGATCAACAACAAGAAATACTGCTTATAATACAGGATTTACAAACTCTACTGGATTTACAAACTCTACAAACACATCAAGGTCTACCTCGTTTACAACTTCATTTACTAACTTAACTGTTTACGCAGTACATGAAGCAAGTTTTTGTGATGAGCAGGGAACTACTTTTGTATTTTATACAGAATCGACAAATACAAATACAAGCAGAAATACAACCAGAAATACAGGACTACCTGCAGTAAACACAAATACTTCTAGAAATACAAATACTTCAAGATCAACAACAAGAAGTACTTCATATAACACAGGATTTACAAACAATACAGGATTTACAAACTCTACAAATACAAGTAGAACAACTTATTATGTTGATAATACAGGATTCACAAACGCTACAAATACAAGTAGAACAACTTATTATGTTGATAATACATCAACTTCAAGAGGTACAAATACTTCTGTAGGTACAGGATTTACAAACTCAACTTCATTTGTAACTACATTTGGAGTAAATACTGCATTTACAAACTCAACTTCATTTGTAACTCAATTTGGAGCAAATACTGCATTTACAAACTCAACTTCATTTGTAACTCAATTTGGAGCAACCACAACATTTGCAGTTGATACAAATACTTCAAGATCAACAAATACTTCTGTAAGTACAACAAGAAATACAAATACTTCAGTATCAACTATTACTTTATGGGAAGTTAATACAAATACAACTAAATCAACAAATACTTCTGTAAGTACAACAAGAAGTACAAATACTTCAGTATCAACTACTACTTTATTTGACGCTAATACAAATACTTCAAGAAGTACAAATACTTCAGTATCTACTGCTACACAATTTGCAGCAAATACATCAACTTCAAGAACAACAACATTTGAAACTGCTTTTGAGACATCAAATGCAAGTTCTAGACAAACAGGGACAAGTAGAAGTACAACTACAACATTCGAAACAAATAGAACAACAACATTTGATACAGATAGATCAACTCTTACAACTAGAGATACTGTTACAACTTTCAATACTACTGAAACAACTGAAACAACTAGAGATACTGTTTCTACATTTAATACAACTTTACAAACTGAAACAACTTTAACTACAACTACAACATTTAATACAACACTAACTACTACTACAGGGTTTGGTACAACTACAACATTTAACACAACAATTACAACTACATTTAACACCACGGTCACAACTACTACAACATTTAACACAAGTAAGTCAACACTTACAACAATTACAACGGATCATCTGACAACGATTGCAACTGTAACTCAGACTCAGATATTTGAAAGACTAACTGCTAGCTCATTGGGAACTTTATTCGATACCGAAGTCACAAGCGATAACGATTATGGATTCTCATACTGGGATGGCTCAAAATGGAGTGAAACATAATGTCAATGCAAGATACAAAAGTTCCTTTGAATGAACGAACTAAGGTCGATACAGATTATCTTAATAAGAAGCTAGAATCAATGATGGCAGCTTTCTTTGATACTATCGGCGAAAATGAGGAGAGAATTAAAAACTTAGAAAAACAAGTATATGAGTTAAAACAAAATGGGAGTTAAATCATCTAATCCAATAGCCGCAATGACTATTAATGAAAGTCTCGGTGATATTCCTACTCATATAATGAAGTCAGGTTCGTGTTTTAGACCTAAAGAGGATCTTAATCGACTGGCTCAATTTAAAGAGAGGATTATTCCAAGAACATACAGAGGATTACCTTTTGAATATGATCTTTGGTATAATACTGATGAGAGATTTGTTTTAAGAAGTTGGTTATATACTGATTTTTTAGGGAATGGAATATACATTCGAGTTCCCTCAGTTCCCTCAAATCATAACTTGTTATATACTATTGCAACAAGAGAAACTAAAATCGATTGGGATAGAATTGAAAAAATTAAAAATAACTTACATAATAAATATATTCTACAAGCAAGTCCAGAGTACCATGATAAAGTTATCTTTCCACCAGGAAGTAACTTAATGAATAAAAATATAATATCATGGAAACGAATGAGAGAGCATGTTGATAGAGGATTTAAAGTAAAACCACATCCAATTACAGCGCATGTTTGGATAGCAAAATTAAAGAAAGAACTAGGAACAGATAATATTCTAGGAAAAAAGGAAGGTGGTTTTGAACTATTGATGAATTGTAAAGAAGCTGCAATTTGTCCAAATAGTGAAATGGGAATTATAGCATTACTACTCGACAAACAGTTAAGTTTAGTGTCTACTCCATATGATGTAAGAAAGAAAAACCCACTTACATATGAAAGTATATACTATGCGATTTCTGCTAAAGGAATTAAAAGTTCAACAGACGCATTACTTAAGATAATGTCTAGTAAAAGATCAGGAATCATATTTGATTTTGATGAAGATGCAGAAGAAAGAATGTATCTTTACTTAGAAAACTTTTGGGATTATAATATAAAATGATAGATATAGCAATTAGATTTCATCCAGTGTATTCAATGTTTACACTTGCATCTCTGTTAGATAAAACAGAGCGATTCCGCTTGCATGTCTTTATTAGTCCACCTGATTATGATGATGCACTTATTACTTGGATTATAGCAAACTTTGATGATGTTCAAATATATCAAGCGGATTATACAACTCATCACATGGCAAAAATGTCTTTACAATTTAAAAGACATTGGTTTAGAAAAAACTTTCCTATAAATAAAATTGTACAAATGTATACAGGTGTACCAATATTTTTAAGAGAGTTAATTGGAAATCAATTACCTCCAAACTCTTGGTTTAAGAATATAGGAGCAATTAGTTCTAGAAATGTATTTCATAATCATGGTATGTTTAAGAGTTATTATGACATACTCGGAATACCTTCAGGATTTCAAACTGATTGGACATTTATGATTTGGAACTGGGAAGAATTAAAGTATAAACAAGACCAAGATTTATTCTTTAAAGATGGAGTATTACCAAATAGAAAACATGTGAATACAACAGATATAGATGCATATATTAATGGTGCAAGAGAAGTACCTATACAGAAATATTTTAATACTTATGGAGTAAGTAAAATGCCTACTTATATGCATGGAAAACTTGACCCATTATTAGAACTAGATGCAATCGGTACACTAGATACAATTAATTATAATATTATGTTAAGAAAAGCGTATACTTTGGACATTCATCCAAATCTTTTAGAAAAAGATTATTATAATCTACAATCAGGAGTTCAACTAGCTACTCCTTGGGATTTATATACAAAATTAATTGATAAAATACCAGTCAATTTAAGAGATGCTAGATTAAATGAAAAATTATTAATTAAATCAGAGAAACAAAAACAAAGTGCTGGTAAGCTAGTAACAGCAGGATTTTCATTAGGAAAGATCTAGAAACTCACTATCTAAGTTAGATAATATTTTCCAATCTAACTTCCCTTCATTATACCACTTCCATACCAACCCTTTTTCATGAGGGTTGTGTGGATTTTTTACTGAGCTATTAAATGGCAAATGCCAACTCGCTGGATGGTCTCCACCACTCTTTATAGGTAATTTTTTAGAAAAGAAGTCAAATCCAATTAATGTTATATTTTTGCATTTGAGTTTTTTGAGAAAATATAGAATAGCAACAAAACCTGCAGAAGGCCTTGCACCCTCTCTGGCATTATCATTAGTTGCTCCTATTTGTTCAAATATCTTGAGAAGTTCTTTATCATTGAACATAATTGTATGATTATCAAACGGTAGTTCAATATTTGGCTCTACATTCATATGGATTCTACTACGATTAAATAGAATCTTCGCATTAGGAAAACGATGCCAAAAGTTTTTTCTTAACCATCCTGTTACCCAAAAATCAGTTCTTCTACCGACTGCTGAGTAGTTATAATCTTCGGGAACTCCTTGTCCAAATCGCACAACATAATCAAAACTATCAATGTAGTCACCGTAATTATATTTTAGTAATTCGACAGAGTTACCAACTAATATTATGGAAGAGTCTTGTAAACTTTTAGCCATTCGTTTGAGTATCCTAAGTTGTCATGAATATCTAACCACGGTCCACCATCGGTAAAATGAACAGCCTTAGCATTAGGGAACAAATAATAATTTACCATAGCATTATATTCTGCGGGTAAGCTACCTATTCCATCTGCCCATTCCATTTCATGTAACCAACTTGCGTTCCAGTTATTTATAGATTCATGTGTAAGATTTGTACATAAAGTATTGTTAAAGTACATAAGAGATGACCAATACTTTTTAGGGTAGGTCATATTTGATTTGCCTAACATCTTCTTGTTAGGAGTTGTTAGAAAAGGAGGATGTTGAACACACCATACACTATGATTTTCATTTAGAGTTTTTATTAAGTGTTCTATTTCTTGTGGGTCGCACCTCCAAAAGAAGTCTCCATCACAAAATAAAGCGTGTCCTTCATAATTACAAAGAGATGGTACAAGAAAGCGAGTAAAAGCAAACTCTGTACTTTCACCTTGATACTCTCTTGTATATACCCCATTCTCTTGTAATTCTGATTTTATCAGTGGTATAATCTCATGGTTTGAATTAAATCTACGAATAGATTCCGCACATACTTCATATGCTTCAGGGTGGTCACTATCAAAGCCAATAAAGATTTTCATATTATTGCTCTGACAGTTGTTGACCTAAATCATTGATATATGCTTGTCTGGCAGTTTTTAAAGCGGCCAGTCTTTGCTCAGTCATACCAATTTCGTTTTCACAAAAGTTCATAGCAACTACAATCAGTTTTTGGTCTTTTGTAAAATCATCTGTATCATACTCTATACCATCGATACTTATTTTTTGTTGAATATTCATTACTTAAATATATCCTGCCAATTTCCTTGTGTACTACTCTTAGCATACTCGGTAGCACGGTTTTCAAAAAAGTTGGTATGCTCAACTGCGTTTATTTGCATGTCAATCCAAGGTAACGGATTCTTGTCACTATGGAATATATTTTTCATTCCGAGTCCAAGCAATCTTCTATCCGCAATATAACGAATATACTCTTTTACTTCTTCTGCTGTTAAATCAGGTATGTCTGCTTTATTAAAACAAACATCAATAAACTTATCTTCTAATTCAACAACGCGTTCCGCTGCACAATATACTTCATACTTTAGCTTATCTGTCCATATTTCAGGATTTTCAGCAATAAACTGTCTAAATAACTTGGAAACATTTTCTACATGAAGTGTCTCATCTCGAATACTCCAAGTTACAATCTGACCCATACCTTTCATAAGGTTGTGTCTTGGGAAGTTCAATAGTATAGCAAAACTACTAAACAATTGTACTCCTTCTGTAAACCCACTATATACTGCAAGTGTTTTTGCAATTTCATGTGGAGTTTTCATACTAAAGTTAGATAGATACTCATGTTTCTCAACCATTTCTTGAATATCCATAAACTCTTTGTAAATCCCATCTGATTTACCCAAGGATTCTAACAACAACGAGTAGGCATCCTGGTGAACTGCTTCCATTGCTGCAAATGATACTAACATCATTCTTACTTCTGGTGACTTAAATGTTGGTAGATAGTGTTTAGCATATCCACAACAAACATCAACATCTGCCTGAGTAAAGAATCTAAATATATTATCTAATAATTCTCTATTCTCAGGAGTAAGTTTTTGATTATAGTCTTTAATATCATCTTGCAACGGTACTTCATCAGGTAGCCAGTGCATTTGTTGTTGTTTTTTATAGGCTTCATAAGCCCATGGGTAGTCAAAGGGTTTATAATAATTGCGATCTTCTAATAACATCTTATCCCTCACAACTTAGACAATCTTGTTGTTCAAAGATTATCTCTCTTTTAGCTTGAGAAGTAACATTATCAGCTCTACTGATAGCCTCACTTCTAAGATAATATAAAGTTTTTAAGTCTTTCGCCCATGCTAACATGTGTACATTATGTAAGTCTGCTTTATTAACATCAGGTGGAAAGAATAAATTAACACTCTGCGACTGGCATATATACTGTTGTCGCACTGATGCGTGTTCTACAATCCAAGATTGATTAATCTCAACTGCGGTTTTAAATACATCTTTATCCCAATCATCAAGTATATCTAGGTGTTGAACACTTCCTTTATTTGCAATTATACTTCTCCATATCTCTGAGTAATCGTCTTCACTTACACACTTTTCTTTTAGTATCTTGTCAAGATATTTATTTTTTACTAAGTTACTTCCACTTTTTGTTTTCTGTGTGTAAGCATTAGCACGATAAGGTTCGATACTTGGAGATGTATTTCCACAAATAATACTTGAACTAGCATTAGGAGCAATTGCTAACAGATGAGCATTTCTGACTGAACAGGTATCATCATCTGGACACGCGCCTCTCTCTACTGCGAGTTGTCTTGTTACTAAATCTGCTTGGCTTTTTATATGACTAAACATTTCTATGTTTGTTTCATTTGCCATCGCGCTTTCAAATGGTATGCCTGTTTTCTGTAGGAAGGCGTGAAATCCCATAGCACCAAGTCCAATGCTTCTCTCCCTCATAGCACTAAACTTAGCTTTTTCTAATTGATTTGGAGCATTATTAATAAAATACTCTAGTACATTATCTAACATTCTGACTAAATCAGATATAAATGCAGGGTGGTTTTTCCACTCATCATAGTATTCTAGATTTACAGAAGATAGACAACATACTGCTGTTCTCTCTTCATTTGTAGCAAGAGTTATTTCTGAACATAAGTTACTATGATGCACCTGTAATCCTTTTCTTTTCTGAAAATCTGGTAAAGCATTATTCACGGCATCTTCAAACATTAGATAAGGTTCTCCAGTTTCCATACGATTCTGTAAAATCTTTACCCATAATGCTCTAGCACTAACTGTTTTTACTACTTGTTTTGTGTGAGGATCAATAAGTTTCCAACTATCATCAAAGTTATCTTCTCGTGTAGCTCTATGGATTAACTCCATAAACTCATCAGGAATAACAACGCTATGGTGTAAGTTAAGAAACTTTCTATTAGAGTCCCCTCCCGTTGGTTTTCTTCCATCTAAAAACTCCTCTATTTCAGGGTGTGACATATGTAGATACGCAGCATAACTTCCTCGTCTTGTGACTCCCTGTGAGAAAGCCAACATCTCTGCGTCTACGACTTTTACAAAAGGAATAACTCCAGTACTTTCGGAGCCTTTTGATGTTTTAGTTCCAACTGAACGCACATCACTCCAAGTACCGCCGATACCCCCTCCAAAAGATGAAAGGAAGGCATTTTCCACATAATGATCTGTAATACCTTCCCTACTATCATCTACATAGTTAAGAAAACAACTTATTGGCAATCCTCTTTTTGTTCCACCGTTACTTAGAACTGGTGTAGCAAACATAAACCAGAGGTTGCTCACATAATCATACAAACGCTGTGCATGATCAGCGTCATCTGCAAAAGCTTCAGCAGCCCGAGCAAATGCTTCTTGCGGCGATGTTTCACCTGCTATCATATACCTATCTTTTAGAGTTGCATGAGCAAACTCGTCTAGCAGGGCATCTTTACTATAGTCTATCTTCACTGACATAATTCTCCACCAATTCTATAATTTCTTGTCCATGTCCAAGTACTGCGCCTTCGACATCGTAGGTTAAATCCATAAGTTTTATACCTCTTTCTAGTCCTTCAGCTCCGAACTCATTTAAGTTCTGAATAAACTTATACTTACTATCAAGAGGCAAACTCGCCATAATATCAAATATATCTCCATACTGTTCGATTAACTGAGTAGCACGCTTTGGGCCGACTCCGTCAACTCCTGGAACATTATCTCCTTTATCTCCAATTAAGCACTTATAAGTAAGAAAGTACTCAGGTTCAAACTCGTAATGTTCATCCCAGTTATGGATAGTTGTTTCTTTTCTAGTT